GCTACGATGATTGTTGAGAACTGCATGAGAAAATCTCTATGTGCATCAGATAGTGTTGTGCCAAGCAAAGCTACCCCACGAACTCTGTGGCTTCCTATGACCGTAGCACTTATGCAATCCTCAACAATTACTGCAACACTACCACTACCAAAACTGTATGGTGTGTCACTTTTCCCATATCTCTTCCATTTAGGTTGTCTTCTGTCTGTAGCACGACCAATCGCATCTACAACTTTTTTGCCATCACGAATGAGAAATACTATTCTGTTTTCCTTCACGTCAAAGTAAAGAGGTACACTTCCAGGAACTAACTTATAGTCGTATGCGAATTTTTTGACTTGAACTCGCAGACCACCATAGACGATGTAACTAGGTAGTTCAAATTCGTCATAGTCTATGACGTTTTTCCCTAGCATAGCTTTCTCTATAGTTTCGGCTGATACGTTTCCAGTCTTTGAACCTGAAACTTTACAAGATGCCTTGTAGCAGTTCCAAATTATTTTTCCCATTGCATTAGTTATTGTGAAAGTTTTATCTCCATCGCATATTGGGCAGTTCATTCTCTTAGTTTGCCCTACCTCAAGGTCAGTAGAGTCTATCGTTTTCTGTAGTTTCATGTATCAGACCCCCTCGGCAGTTAAATGCTTTTACCATAGCTTTCTCTTTTTGTCAACGCACTTTCTGCAGATGCGAAAGTATTTTTCATATAAGGCTTCACACTACTTGGATTTGCGTGACCTGTGACAGACATTATTTGACCCATAGATACACCAGCCTCAACCATTTCTGTAGTTCCTGTCCGTCTTAAATCGGCTATTCGTAGCTCTTTGGGAAGCTCTGAGGCATTCATTACATCTCTAGCTACCTTTGAGAGCCTAGTAAGTGAATATGGCTTGTATGAGCCTTGAAATGGATAGGGATATGGTGCGACATATTTCTGAAAACCAAATTCTTCTCTCTGTTGTTGTAACATTTCTAACAAAGAATCACTTATTGGCAGATGAACTAATGCTCTTCTCTTAGATTGTTCTAAATTTAGTATCTGTTTGTCAAAATCTATGTTTTGGAACTCCAGCATTCGCATATCGCCCACTCTTTGACACCACTCATATGCCATTTGCACAATTAGACCTATATTTCTCCATCTAAACTTGGAATAAGAGGTGTCAAGAAACTGTTTGACTTGTTCTTTTGTCCAAACAACCTTCCTAACTTGCGTAGTCTTTCTTTTGAAGGTGGAAAAAGGGTTAGTCTCTGCATAACCCATTTCCATAGCAAACGAATATATCTTTCTAGCTACAGAACATATAGCATTCGCTGAGAAAGTACCTCTAGATAGCCACACTTCATACCCTCGTCTAGCCATCGCACCGTTCAGTTTGGTAAGACACATTTTTGCCATCAAATTGCCATCAACCCAAGTGTCCAATAATCGTGAACAACAATATTGATAATCTACTTTAGTTTTATCTGCTAAACTATTGAAGTCGCTTGATAAATAATACTTTTCACTAAGCTCTTTTAAGTTCATGTTCTTCCATCCATTGTGGTTTCTCTGTATAGTTATACCTTGCAAACTTAGATTTGTCTACAATATAAAATTTTCGGTATGCTTCTATGGGCATGAACTCATCTGTCTTGAGATGATCTAGTCCACTAAAACATTGTGGGTGTGGCGATAGTTTACCCTTTGGCATAAAATTCACACCTTTCTGTAAAGTTAAATAATGCACAGAGCAACCGTGTTTTTTATTGAACCTATATTCATACTCATAAAGCATATGTCCAAGCAAAGACCAGGCGAACTCATAGTTGCTCTGATTCTTCATTGCCCACAAAGTGCAAGGATGCTTCTGATGAACAGGTTTGTATAAGTTGTGCTTCTCAGCAAAATGTGGAGCACGATGCCACAAAGCAGTACAAAGCATCTGTGTTTCTTCTAGTGGCATCTTAACTATGTGCTGATCACATAAAGACTTTGATATTAAGTATGGTGTTTGTTCTATTATAAATCTATTCATTCTCTCCACTCCCCTCTAAAAAACAAGCACCTTGTATATTTAATTCATTAACAATGAATAAACCAAAATCATAACCTTGTTTATAATAATGATGTGTTTGTTCATCATTCTTTTGACCATGAACTACGGCATCCATGACACCCTCTTTCAAGGCTTGTACAACTTTATGTTTTTTAATTTCTTTTTCTAGTTCTATTAAGTTCATTAATCAATCTCCTCTACTTCCACTACAAATTCTTCAAGGGTTTTACAATCTCCTTCCTCTCCATCTTTGTAATTTTCTTTTGCTTCTTCTTCACTATTAGCATGAACAAGATATTGTTTTGATATGCTTTCGCTAACTAATACTAGATAACTTTTAGTATCTGATGATAATTGGTCTCTTTGTATTGCCATTTTACTTACTCCCTTCAATATCCCACCTATAAAATATGTGGTCATCTATTCTGGTTACATATGTTTTTGTTTCTGCCCAACTAGGATTCACGTAGTGAGCATGATAGTGTGTAGCACCTTCCACAAAATCATCTAAGTGTCCATTGTACACACCATTAGCAACGTGCATGGCATCTCTCCATGCTTTAGCTTCTCGTGGCTTATCACTCTTACCATCACAGTACCAACTAAATTGGCATCTGTTCTTGATAGGAAATGTAGGCTTCCACTTATAAGTTAAACCTTGTTTGACTACATCACACACATTGTTAGGGTATCTGTTATCTTTTACCCTATTCATTACAACTTGTGCTACTGCTACTTGCCCTATGAAACTTTGATTCTTAGCTTCATGATACACATTAAGTGCTAGGCATATTAGTGATTCCATAAGCATTAGGACACCTTTACTGCTATGTAAATACACAATGCTATAATTAATAATTTACCATAGTCCAGGTCGTATCTAGTACCCTCGCCATAGTTGACGTTAAAAAAATCTACTATTCTATGCCACATCTGTTTTCTCCTCTGCGTTGTTTATAAATAAAAACCCACCATAATTACCTTCGGGGTCAGCACTCACTGCTATCTTTACATCCTTCCATCTAGGCTTAGTTAAGATAAATTCTGGAAACCCATCCTTATCTTCTCCCAAGTATTTCTTTATCTTAAAACCTTCTAGTTGTTTGTAATAGTTATCCATTATACAATCTCCTTCAAGATATGTGTTATGACATCTACTGTCCAACCGTTACCAATCATCTTGTATCGTTGAGTCTTGGAAACACCTTCTGTGTAGTTGTCGGGTAAAGTTTGTAGTCTCTCACACTCTAGTGGTGTAAGCTTTCTATACAAGTTCTCACTAACTACCACGTTATCTTTCTGAACTGTGGTAAGACAGTTAGACTTTGTATCTGCACTCACTTCAAGTTGTCTCGTGAAAGGCAACTCAAGTTGATCATCTTTTCTAGTACCATTCTCGTCTAGCCTACGATTAACAATGCGACCAATAGCAACTTTAGGTTCTCTGTGTCCACCTTGCATGGTCGTAAGTGTAGGTGACTTGCCTTGTGGCGAATACACTCGTTTGATTATGTCATACCCTTTGATGTCACTAGCCACACCAACTTGTATAGGCTTCTTGCTTTTGACAAACGTAGGTATCTGACCTTTCCACATAGACGCAGTAAGACAATGTGCTTTGTCATCATCAACAGACTTGACAAGATCTCCTCGCACTCTGCCACACCACTTGCCTTTGAGGTAGTTTGGTGGCTCGTCAAATGGTAAGTCTTCTAGTATGTCTGCTAGGACAATGTTTTTATCCTCTAAAGGTCGTATGTACACTTGCTTGTATGTGCCATCATCTTGTAGTTTGCCTAGCCAATATAGTCTGTATCTGTTTTGTCCAGAAACCCACTTAGAGTCTAAGGCTTGTGGCTCAAAACCCATGTGATCTGATATGACATCTTGATATTGTTTCTTCATACGTACATTCTCAAGCAACACATATTTAGGTTTTACTTCATTCATAACTTTGATAAACTCAAAGAACAATTTGGACTGTGGATGCTCAAAGTTCAACTGCTTTCCCGCAAAAGAAAATCCCTGACAAGGTGAGCCACCCATAAGTAGATCTATACTACCTTTAGTGGGTATCTTTATCTTAGTTACATCTCCCCATTGAAATGTATTAGGAAAGTTCTTTTGTGTGATCTGTATAGCATACTTGTCAATCTCACAAGCAAAGTAGTTATCAACATTGATATTGGCACGTTCTAAGGCTAACTGCCCACAACTCATGCCATCAAATAAACTTAGTACATTCATCATTTTATCTCCTGTAATTCTTCTGAAGTGAACCAATTAATATCTTTTTTGCCACTATCAAATTTAGTTTCTACCACATAGTATTTAGTTCCATCGTCAATCTTAATATCAACTATATTGCCGACAGTTAATACATCATAGTGACCCATGAAATTAGATTGCCCTTGTACTTTCATGCCTACTTTATAATCAAACATAGTCATACTCCCATGTAGCATGAGAGGAATAGCATAACTATTCCACTCACAATTAATATTACTAATGTATCTCTATCGTTAGGAAACATTACTGATACTCCTTACTTCCATTCCATTACTTGGAACTTTATTTTATCATGATCAATCCATCTCTTGCCTAAGAACTTAACTCTTGATTTAAGATTGATCAAAGCCAAGTGATTCACATCTATGGATTTATGATTCTCGTCATCTGTGCCTAGCACGATTGCGTTGCCATGCACGATACAGTTATCAATAACAAAATCATATGAATAATCTCCAAACAATGCTTCTTCGTTTGTCCATAGATCGTTACCATTTACAGAGTATGGATATCTCTCTAGCATACGAGCACCTATGAGTTCTTTCTTATGATCCCAATTCTTGATGTCAGTTTCTACTATAAGTTCGTCTTTTGCATTTATGAAATAAGCTTTCATTACACTCTCCTCGTTTTGATTATGTGTTTATACTACTACAGTTATCAGTAGTGTCAATCCCCTCGTTGGGGTTCTCTTCTTGAGTCCAATATTCATACAAATCATTTATAGTTTTCGCATCTGCAAATGCTATCCATTTCCAGGAATTGTTGGAAGCTTTCTCTTGTTGAACTATAAACTCAATCTTTTCTTTTAAAGTCATTTTAATTTACCCCTCTGTTTCTTAAATAGGATATGAGTTGAATAATATTACTCATGTGATCAACCATCTGTTTGTATGAATCAAATTTTATCTTCTCTATTTTGACACCATCTAGTTGAGGTATCATTGAGTTTCCATTTGTAACTTTCTGAAGATCATACTTATCTAAACTCCATTGAACGTGAGTACCTTTACGTACTTGGTATAATACTTTACTCATTGAACTTCTCCTTGTTTAACTGTTGCCATTCACTTAGTGGCATTTTGAATCTAGCAAGATGGGTGCGTGTACTCTTATCAGTAGAAACTAAATCCCCTTGTGTAACACGTACCCACTTGCGACCTACAACTGCGTAGACTAAATAACCACCACATATGGGAAACTTGGCATGATAGAAATCTGCCTTGAATCTTTTAGCAGTTCTCCAAGTTATCCCTTGTGG